GTTTGAGACGTTCAGGTTAGAGCCTGTAACCGCCCCAGTTGCAGATAATGCACCAGGTAAGGAAAGACTGCCATCGGCAGACAAAAACACCGACTTGTCGGCAGGATAGGTGCAGATCACATCCTTTGCGTTAGCTGCAAAGTTGACCAAGGTATCGCTGTTAGACGATTCAAGGACAGTATCACGGCTCAGGGTAGTGCCTGACGCAGTGTAAGTGCCAAGCCCTACTTCCCACTCGCCAGCAATAGTGTCAATTATTGCGTAGTAGGTAGTATTTCCGTCACCAATAGATGCGAATGAGTCAAAGCCTGTAGCAGCACCCGCAAGCGTAATTGTGCCTGTGCCTGAAGTGCTAGAGGATTCTCTGACGCGGTCTTTAAGTACCAAAGCCATAAGCTATTAGTCCAGTGTAATGTCTAGGTCGCCAGCAGGGATTCGCAGCACATCGCCGGTTGCAATCGCTTTAGATGTAGTCAATGCACCGTAAGATAACAGGTTGCCAGCAGTTGAAGCATCGTATACACCAACGTGAGATACAGTGCCGTAAGATGCTGTGGCGGTAGGATACTCAACAGCAGCAGTATTGCTAGTGGTATCACCTGAAGTAGTAAAGGCTACAGTCTGACGAGCGTATGCTGTGCCAGATGTACTGACCTCTGTGCCAGAGTCGTCCTCTGCCGGATTTGATGTATGCAATCCAAGATACAAAGTACCTGGAGCAGTGTATGCTGTGTCGCCGAAAACATGGTCTAGCAGCTTAGTTTCAAGATAGTTGGAGAATGACATTAGCCCATTCCTCTGATTTTCATTGTCATGCCGGAGCCAGAGTATCTGGCCATTTCTGAAGCTCGGTTCACGTTCTGCACCGCAGCGCCATACATCTGTGCCCAAGTTGCACTTCGAGCATCTTCTGCAAGATAAGGTGCGCTGTGTAGCAGTGCGCCGTACAGGTAGACATCAGGAGCCTCTGTGAGCAACCAATTAGTGCTGTTGGTTGCCAGATCAGGAATTTGCTGATAATACAGCAGCTCGAAGTCAGTGTCATCTGAAGGCGTAGGATACAGCTCAAACTGTCCATCTGCGTGACAATACATATACGGCAGTGCAGTTGATGTGTTTTCGTTCTTGGCTCTAGTATCGGCAATAGTAGCCCTAGAAGCCATAGTCACAGCAGATGTGCCTGAACCTGTCAAATGCAGGCGAATAGTCTCCAGCCAATCTGCCGGAATCTGCATATACTGATCGCCGCCTGATTGTTGGCCGGTAACACGGGATTCCATTTTCCAGTGGCGGATGTCTCGATTGAGTTGAGCCTCTGCCAGTTGGATGAACGTAGGAATAACCGATGTAAGGTCATCACGGTTCAGGAAGTCAGCTACAGCGGTCTGTAGCGTTGAGTAATTTGTGATAGCCATTATTTGTTAAGCACCTTGTCATACCATGTTGTCGTATTATTCATACTGGCCTCATCATAAGCATCATTCTGTGAGGCTTGCGCCTGCTCTGGAATCATGCCAGCCGCCATCAGTGCGGGAGGAATGAAGCCGTATTTCTTAATGATGTCGATCAGACTGTCGTCAAAGATGACGTAATTGCTTGTCCCTTTTTTAGCGCCAGTGGATAGGTTATCGCTGTATTTGATGCCTGGGATGCCACTCTTTAACAGCTCCGCACTAGCCGCTTCTGGATTCTTAGCAAGCGCAGAATAGATTTGCTGGCCAGTAGTCGTATCTTCTATGCTGGGTGCCAGTATCCCCGTGGACATCTCATCAAGAAGCCCTTTATTTTTTAGCTCAGAATATCTACCAATTACCGCATCGCTCTGCTCACTCAACGGCTTGTGCCAATCAAGCATGGTATCTGGGTCAGCGTTGATATTGACTTCGTAAAGGTTGCCGGATTTCAGTTTCGAATAATCCAACTCGTCAAGAATTTTTAGCTCGCGCTTTCCATCACTGGTTTTCCAATGCTCAGGCTTATAACTCCTTTCCCACAAATCCTTTACTGCATCCTTATCCCCTTTTAAATGCTCAAGCCACCAAGCGACTGACTTTCTTGTTTCTCCCCTAATGGGCTTGCCGTCATATCGCAATTTCGCTGTTGCTGAATTGCTTTGTTTGTATATCTTAGCCACATCTTCATTGTCGGCAAAGTACAGACCGTGACCGTATGCTTGTTTCTCATTACCTGCACCGATCTTGTCTAGTGAGAATTTGTCGAAGCTGTGGGGTGAGCCGTGATAGGCTTTAATAACATTCTTGCCTGCTTTTGAGATGGAGCTTTTAACCGGCCTAACAGCACCACCAACTACGGGTAGCATACTCAGAATGCCTAGGCCCATACCTAGCTTGTCATCATCACGCCTAGCTCTCTCGAAGTCTCGAAAGCCCATTGCTGTGCCAACATAAGGAGTAAAACCAAGAGCAATGTCAGCAGCAGTCTCTGCACCAGTCATCTCTGGCTGGTCTAGATGCATAGATTTGTCAACGTAGGAGTTAATAGCATCCACGTTTATAAACGATGGAATAACATCGTCTCGCTTTGCTAATACTCGATCAAACCATTCCACAGAACACACCTGTTAATATGAACAGTAGCATTGTAGCAAATATTTTGACCTATGCCACGCCAGCCAAGTTGCGTCGGATAGGCTCACCCCATGAGTCAGTTTTGTTCGTATGACCTACAGCAAAGTAGCGGAATGCGTCAGCTCCGTGAGATGCCCAGTCGTGAGCGGGTCGGCCTCGCCATGTCTTGTTAGACTCATCCCAGTCACGATGATATTGCCTAAGACAGTCGATACCCTTCTCCACCTTCTCAGCATCAAACCAGCATCTAGGCAAGATAGAGCGTACTGCTGCGATACCGTCATCAACTCGCAACTGTGGTGCAATGGTGATGTTCTTCAGCCCCAGGCTGTCCAGCATCTCGTATCGAGACTTTCCAGTGCCAAGCTCCTTAACCCTAACGTCGTGTGGAAGGATATGCTCCATGTAGGTGTAGGGCTTGCTCTGAAGGATATGAGAGTAGTGATCTAGCGCCATCCCGCTATTCTCGTAGTAGTCAATCACCCTGATCTCAGCGCCAACTACTTGGAAGAAAAAGATACTGGTCGAGTCATTCATCCCCAAGTCCCAAGATGTAATCACCCCCACGCTAGGTTCATAAGGGACAGACCCTATACGGCTCTCAGCCTTGATGTTCCTAAACTCAATAGCGTAATAGGCACCTTCATTGTGGGTCAGGAAGTCACCTTCCCAGATATGGTCGTAGGCTTCTGGGCGTTTCTTTAAATCCTCTTGGCGCTCTTTCTCCAGCACCTCTGGGAACCACGGATTATCACGCCAGTTACATTCAACCACTATACAATCGTCTGGCTTCTTTTCGATGAAGCGCTTGTAAGTCGAAGATTCCTTAGACTCAGGGTTGTACGTCACCCAGATTGAGGAGTCATGCTCACGGACTGTAGGTATTAGCTTCTCGTAAGCCATGCCTGATAGATTCTCTGCCTCATCCAGCCAGCAGAGATGGATACGAGCCTGACCCTTCACTGAGTCAAGGTTTCGACGCAAACCGATAAAGGTGAAGTAGATGTTCCCGTCACGGGTGCGGATGTAGTTGGCACCGATGTCAAAGTGCTTAGCCAACCAGGGTACCTCTAAGATAGCCGCCTTCACCTCGGCAAAGCTGGAATCACTCAGGCTGTTCTGAAACTCACGACCGCAAAGTATCTGGCCCTGCTTTCCCTGCATAGATAGCTGATAGGCCCTGACAGCGCACATAAGCGCGAACGATCGAGACTTACCGCTACCCCTGCCACCTTTAGCTACTACATACCGATAAGGCTTCTCAAAACATTTCCTGAGAGCCTCCGGTATCTTAATCTCCGCTGTCGCCACTCGGTGCCACTCCCACCAGGTTAATAGTCGTTGGCTTGAATGAGCCGTCGGAGGAGGTATTGTCCTGCTCTACGCGGTCAGCCCAGCGGAATCGGTTTTTCATGTTGAATATCCACACCGTAGGATTCCCGTCTCTCGCTCCAGTAGCCATCTTGCGTCCATGTCTTTCCCACCAGACTTGACAAAGCTGCTTCGCTCTTTTTACGGCTCGTGAAAAATCTGGCTCCTCATCAATAAATCGATACCACAGATCGTCTGAGATGTGCAGCATGACTCGTAATTCTATCTCTGATGCGCCTTCTTCGGCCATCTCATACATCTTCTGCTCCCAATCATCGGGAAGGCAGTCTAGTGTCTTTTTAGGTCGGCCTACTGGATTCTTCGTGCCCTGTGTCATATCAACGTCCAAAGCTATTTATTTAGTGTGTTTATATATTACACAAAAAAAAGACCCCACTCAATGAAAGTAGGGCCAAAGATAGCGAGAAGCTATCGTTCGAGGGAGTTAAACTATCTGGGATAGGTGGTAATTGTACCATCCTCCTTGTGGGTTGCAAAGGAAATAATCTCTCTCCTGTCTAGCATGTCAAAGGCTTTGTCTGCCAGTGTCGCATAGTCGCCGTATATTGCTGATATGCTGACTTCATTCTCTTGTGTAATGATCGCCCAAGATTCTGCTTGTTTGATTAGTATAGCTTCAGCTTGCATTAATTCTCTCCAGCTTCTCGGTGATACCTTCAATCTTATTGATGTTCTTACGATACAGTCTCTTGTCGGTCATTTTGATGTACTCTCCACGCTTCTCTGCTGCCTCGTAGATTGCAGCATAAAGTTTGGCATCGCGCAGTTCGTCCAACAGCTTATTTCGATGGTAGATAGATGCAGTATTGCTATCTAGCGGCTGATCGAACAGTAAACCAACAGGCAGATCCAAAGCTCTTACTACAGCTAATCCATTAGCTCCACAAGCGTGACAGTGGATGAGTACCTTGCCATCCTTCTCTGTCATATCCATAGACGGGTTTTTTTCGTTGTGTACTGGGCAGCATGCTTTGTACTGACCCTTGCCGGTAGACTTCACCTTGTCTAGGTGTGGAAGTATCTCATCAAGCATGGCTGGCTCTCCTCTCGCGTGATTTGTGCCACTTGATATTTGTATGCTTTATAAATGCGTGTGTTTCATCGCTAACTGTAGCTACGTTTCTTGGGTTTACCTTGTTCGGCCATACACCAAACCGCTCCCTGTACTTGTTAGCAGCCCAGCCAGGCTTGTAGTTATATAGCTCGGCGTAACGCAACAATTCTCCATAGAAGAGGGTCTTATCTTCCATAGTGATCTGCTTGTTTTCTTTCATCACGTCTTTGATCTCTGCAAGCATGGTTCCGTCATGCTCAATCCGTTCACGGATCGGTATCTCGTAGCCACAAGCGCAGCGAATGCCGGTAAAGATTTTATAGCAATCAGGACATTCCTTCGCCTTGGACTCTTTCTTCTCCTTGACCTGGTTGCGCTCTGAGAATTCCTTGGTCCCGTCATCCAGCTTCTCTGGGACGATGTATTCTACCATGCCAATACCCTCAGTATTTCCTGCATGATCAAGGACAATCGAGTATTCCTTACCCTCACACAGTCTCAAAACTCTACCGACACGCTGCACGTGAGTGATAAGAGACTTCGTTGGAAAGCAGTCAATCAGACATCGAACCTGTGGAGCATCATAGCCTGTGTTAAGCAGTCTTGAACAAGACAGTATCTTAAACTCTCCATTGTCGTGAGCCTTATACAGCATCTCACGCTCATCTGTATCCATATATCCGTCAATATGCTCCGCTGTGATGCCTGCCTTCCGAAATTCATCCACCAGAAATTTAGAGTGCTTAATTGATGACGCAAAGGCAATGGTCTGGCTGTCCTCACCATAAGCCAGCCAATTCTTCACAATGTCGCCGTTCAGTGTAGGGTTTTTCTCATAACGGCTGGCTATATCTTTTGGGTCGTAGTCTGTTCCACCCGTAGGAAGCGAGCGAGTCTTGACCTTGGTTACATCTACTTTCGCTCCTCCATAGTACCTGACAGGAGTGAGGTAGCCTTCGTCTAATAGCTGCTCTGTGGTCGCAGGAACCACCATGTCTTGCCAAACTGTACCCAGACCCTTGGAGTATGGCGTAGCAGTTAAGCCGATAAACGGAACACGGTCATAAGCATCCATGTAGTTAGTCAGCGACTCATACTGCGTGTGGCACTCATCCACAATAGCAAAATCAAATTCTAGCTTATGCTTTCTTCGTGCTAGGGTCTGGATAGATGCAATCTGAATATCCGCAGAAGGATCATAGCGCCAGTGCTGACCCTGTATCACCCCCACTTTGAGTCCGTGATTGTCAAAGTCATCAAGTGCTTGCTGGACTAACTTAATACGGTCACAGATAAACACCCCTTTCTTGCCACGCTTGGCAACCTCACTAAGTAGCCACGCCGCTGTACGAGTCTTGCCGAAAGAACATGGCGCAGCAAGAATAACTCTTTTGTTTCCACGCTGCATAGAGTGTCGCAGCATCTCAATAGCTTTTTCTTGGTGTGGTCGTAGTGTAATCATAGCTTCCTCGAGATTATTTTATGTTTTGTAATATCAGCTCTCTACGCTTCTCATCCTAAAGAAGTCTGAATGCTCTGGGTGATCGTGAGCAAACAGCCTGGCATAATACGGAACGTGGTTGTTGTTGATCTTGAACATGTCGCCCTGTGTCTCGATCTCAGTGTGCCAGCGTATCCTCTGGATTATAGCCATTGCGCCGTAGTTATTGTGTCCGGCACTTATGGCTTGATGTGTATATTTTTTGAACAGATCGTAGACGTGTGGGTTTTTCTTGTGCCATTCCCACCATGCTTGCTTGTGGCTCATGTCCTCTCCTCACTTTTTTTAGGCAAAAGCAGTCATTTAGAGGCTATTAGGCACCCTATACGATTCTATTCCGTGGTCCAGCAGTCGTCTTGTAATCGGCAACGATTTTTGGGGGCATTACCCAGTGGCTCGTAACACCACCCTTTACTTGTCTTGTGCCTTAACGCCGTTTGTCCCGCCTCTAAAGGTCAGACTCTGCTTCTCGCTTTCTTGCCAGCCGATGCACGATGCGACATCACTAATCACGGTACTGGCTCCCGACGTATCCAGAAGTTTGGCTTTTGCCTGCGAGAGAAGTAAACTGATTCTGCGTACCGGAATTGGATACGGGAACCTCATCTCTCGACTTCTGTCCCGAATCTATAGGTGGAAATAACTCACCCACCGTCCGGTACGTCTTTTCATCTTACAACTACAATGCCAAAAAAGTCTCATTTAAAATTTTTATCAAGAAAGTTTATTTAATAAAAAAAATCTATGAATTTACTATATTTGCTTTTTTCCTAATAAAAGCATAGAGTTATGCATGTGTTTACACATAAAGATGCATTTATGAGGGATTTAATACAGGCAGCATATATCTCAGCCGATGACTTTTACCAGAAAGGTGCAAGAGGCTTGACTTTGGAGCAGGAACGATCAGAGAACATCGACCCCTGCGATGGATGTGATAATCGGACAAAGTGTAGTGAGCAATTTCTTGCTTGCGCCAGATACAAATTTTATATACAGGCCAATGAAGCCTTTGTCAATCCAGACAGGTATATGCAAAAATCAAATCAGCCAAGTCGAGCAATCTATAAATCACTTTTTGGTGGAGATAATCTGCCTCCTTTAAAGCAAAAGCCAAGCGACGTTCCGAAGTCAGTGATTCTTGAAGCCATTTCGCAAACAAAAGAAACTCGCTACCCCGCAGATGGCTATCTGCACAGAAATGAATATGGCACTCGTGCTGAGTGGGAAGCTGTAAAACAGCGCAATCTTGAAACGCTTCGTCAAAAGCTCGTTGAGGCTTAATAAAATGAAACATCTTCTGAACTACGCCAACACAGACCAGCAGCGACTTGTAGTTGAGGTGTACATTGCAGAAGGCTCAGAAAGGAAAGCGGCTGCGAAGCTGGGCATACCTAGATCAACAATAAATTACACCCTGCTAAAGCTCAAAAAGCGGGCCTCTCTCGCAGGTGATGCGCCTGAGCATGGCCTAATCCACCCAGTAGCACCAGGATTTACAACAAAAAGAGTGTCCACGGCTTATGGTGAAGATGGCGGTATAAAGCTCCAGTGGCACATCCAAGAGCCTGAGAAGGTCGCTTTAGAGGAAATGCAAGCCGGTCTGATAGAAGCCTTCAGGTCAGAGGTTGGCGGCCTGTATGAGCCTATAGCGCCGCCAGACTGTGTGGATGACTCACTAATGTCCTGCTACATGATCGGCGACCACCACTTCGGGATGTATGCGTGGTCTGCTGAGACCGGTGGGGATGATTATGATGTCGAAGTGGCTGAACGCTTATTGCGTGACTCAACTCAAAACCTGATCGAAAGGTCGCCACCGTCTGAAACTGGTGTCCTGGTGAACGTGGGAGATTTTCTTCACGCAAATGACACAACGTCGACAACTCCGGCAAGCAAGAATGCGCTTGACACCGATGGGCGAATGGGCCGTGTAGCGAGACTAGCTGGATTGCTGCTGCGTACCCTGGTGCTGGAGATGCTGAAGAAGCATAAAAAGGTCATTGTCATCAATGCCAGAGGCAACCACGACCCAGATGCGTCCATGTGGCTGAATGAGGTTATTCGCGCTTATTTTGAGAATGAGACAAGGGTTGAGGTAAAAGACAACTTTAGCAAATGGGTGTGGTTAGAATTTGGGCAGAATTTGATCGTCGTCCATCATGGCGACAAGATCAATCGCAACAGGATGTATGAGGCGATAACTAGGAATTTGTCCGAGCAGTGGGGGCGCTGCAAACATCGATTTGGCTGGACCGGCCACATACACCATAAGGACGCGCAGGAAGTTGGCGGTATGCTTTTTGAGTCTTGGGGCGTTCTACCACCACCTGACGAATGGCATGCCGCCAGTGGATATGGTGCCGAACGGTCCATGTCCTGTGTGGTTTTGCACAAGTCGCGCGGAGAAGATGTCAGATATAAGGTGAAGGTGTCATGAATAAAGCACTTGATAAGCAAGAAGGTGGCTCACATTACAAGAGCATGAAGATTCAGCCAGTGGAGTATATCCACGCCAACAATCTCGGCTACTGCGAGGGTGCTATTATCAAGTATGTCTCTCGCTGGCGTAGCAAAAATGGTATCGAAGATTTACTGAAGGCAAAACACTTTATTGATTTGCTCATAGAGCTGGAGGCAGAAGATGATCCGCACTATCCTTGATAAAATTATGATTTATGGTAGTGATGAAGATAAAGAGACTATCTCAAACATCCTATCTCTAAACCTGACCGACCTCCAGGTTGAGGCCATCCTGAATTTAGAAGCCGAGCTGGATGATGACATAGAGACTCTACAGGAACCGCCGGATGAGTGTGACATTGCCAAACTGCACCCAAGATTTTGTGAGGGGTGTGAGGAATAACCTTGGCCACAAGCGCCGAGAGCAACGAGGTCGCATTGCTGACCGTTGTTAAGCAGCTACTGACAGGAGAGTGAGATTTGAGAGTTTTAGTTGCGTGTGAATATAGCGGGCGGGTGCGGGATGCGTTCATTGCTGCCGGACATGATGCCGTGAGCTGTGACCTGCTGCCTACGGATTCGCAAGGGCCGCATCACCAAGGGGATGTGATGGATATTATTGATGATGGCTGGGAATTGATGATTGCCCACCCGCCATGCACCTACCTAACCTGCTCTGCTGAGTGGGCATATGGTGATGGGCCTTACCACCAGAAAGTAAAAGATGGCACGTTGGTAGGTGCGGCGCGGAGAGAGGAGCGCGAACAAGCCATTGAATTTGTAACGGCGCTGGCCTCAGCCGACATACCGAGAATTGCGATTGAAAACCCGGTGGGCGTGCTTTCAACGCGCTGGCGTGAGCCTGATCAGTTTATACAGCCTTACGAGTACGGCGACGATGCAAGCAAGAAAACCTGCTTATGGTTAAAAGGATTGCCGCTGTTGGTGCCCACCATGCTATGCCCGCCGCGCCTTGCACTTAGGGATGCTGGAAGAAGCTATTCACTGCGCTGGGGCAACCAGACAGACAGCGGCCAGAATAGAGAGTCGCCGAGCGATGATCGCTGGAAAACTCGCAGCGTGACTTGGCAGGGTTGGGCAAACGCAATGGCGGAACAATGGGGCAAATAATGCCTCATTCCTGGTGAGGCTTGTTGATTGAAATTGATATGCCGCGTGATCGCCGATTGCCGATATTAGCCTTTTCTCTTAACTCCTTGTGCAGCGGTGTCTGCCTGTATTCACCGTCATAGGCTGAATGCCCTGTTGGTATCTGATTTATCTCCCCTCCTTTGTCAAGATACTCCTCCACAGTCTGCCTTTTGAGCTGGTCTTTTTGTATTGTTGGCCTCACTTTAAAGCCTCCCAGTTTTCTACAAACCACATATCTACTTCTGGCTTTGTGTAGCTTTCTGCTAAATGGCGGATGTACTTGCCCAGTTCAGCATCATCCTTGTGAAAAATCATGGTAGCAATTTTATCAGCTTCTGCATCCCAGAAGTTTCTCCTCTCAGCAGCAGCAGCTTCTAGCTCCTCTCCTTCCAGCATACCCAGTGGAATCCATGCTGGAGTATTAACAGCGTCTTGCCCAATGGCTTGCC